GCTGAACGAGCTAAAGCTGAAGAAGGATTTTGCGCCTGACGTGATCTTCATCGACTATCTCAACATTTGTGCTTCTGCTCGAATGAAGGGTGTTGGCGGTGCGGTCAATACATACTCTTTCATCAAGGCTATTGCCGAAGAGATTCGTGGATTGGCTGTCGAGTTCAATGTTCCGATCTTCTCTGCAACTCAGACCACTCGGTCCGGGTTTGCATCGTCTGACGTTGAGCTCACTGATACATCTGAGTCGTTCGGTCTTCCGGCCACTGCCGATCTGATGTTTGCGCTGATTGCCACTGAAGAACTGGATCGTCTGAACCAGATCATCGTAAAACAGCTCAAGAACCGTTACAATGATCCCACTGCAAACAAGCGGTTCATTGTCGGTATCGACCGGTCCAAGATGAAGCTGTACGATGTGGAGGTCAAGGCACAGACTCTGGCAAAAGAGCCGACTATCCGTACACCTCAGCAGCCAGATCGGCAAAACTTCTCAGAGTTTAGCTTTGAGTAATAAAAGGATGTACACCACACAGAAACCAATTAAGATGCTTTGATTATGGGGATGTTCGATACAATTAACTGGGCAGACAACTTACCATTCTCGCAGGAGATGGTAGAGCTTGGGCTGGACAAGAATAACAGGTCCTTTCAGACAAAGGACCTCGAGAATGCATTGTTCGAGTACATGGTTCAGGGTGGCAAGCTGTTTTTGAAGCGGTACCGCAACGAGGAATGGATCGAGGGAGATCCAAAGTCAAAGTCCGTGCTTGGCCGGATCGGACACATGTCCCGCACCGACGAGTACTATGAGGAAATTGACGTGGGTACTCGCACAATCCGCATGTACGACTATCGGGAAGATATCCAAGAGAAGTGGGACTGCTTCTTCGAGTTTGACGTGGTCATCATCAAGGGCGTAATTTCTGAAGTCAAGCTAGCTTCTCTTGAGAAGACTGATAGCAGTCATCGAAAAGAGTTGCATAGGCAGTGGTTAGAGCGAGATGCAGCAGAAGCTCGCCTCTGGTACAACCGATTCTTCTTTCACACAAAGGTCTGGCGGAAAATTCGCCGGCCGATCTGGCGGTCCCTGCATTTGGCAGGTCAATTTTTGACTAGTCTATCGCACAAAATACCATGAGTAATACACCACGTGATCCGGACACCCTAAAGGTGTTCAATTCGTCAGTCTACCGTAAGCGCGTCAAGCGTATGGTGGAGTTTGCCAAGACCGTTCGCGGTATCCACCATAAGTTACCAAAGGGCAACCTAGGACCTCTCAAGTCGAATGCGACAGAAAAGGAAAAACGAATTCGGGCTCAGGAAGATGCTGCTCGACTCACAGTGAACACAATCCACTTTTTTGCAAACACGGTCAGCGGATTCTCGTCCTCAAACCGTGATGCAGCACCTACTAGTAACGAAAACACTCAGTCGTGAACTACCGTCTGGTTTTAACTCCGATAGAATCCGTAGCTGCGGCCTCTGGAACGATCATGGTTCATGACTATGATACGTTCCGGAGTACGGTGCTCGATAGGGGGATCCCCGATTCAGTGAGTTTCAACTGTGAATCAGAGTCAACTACTGGATACGATTGCGCGCTATGGCTCTGTAACCATTGCCACACCGAGCATCTACCGTTTCCGCAGTATTCGACCGCCGGCGCTAACACTTCAGCGAAGGCACGAATCGATGTCCTGCTAGAGCACTTCTCGTATTCCCACATCAAATAACTAAGTATGTCTGAAATTATCCTCCATGGAGTAGTGCTAACCGCCACGATCTCGTGGTCGGCGGTAGGACTGGCCTTATGGCTACGCAACTCTGAAGATGTGCTCAATCAGAAGAAGAAAGCCGTTTTGTTCCTTCTTGCCGGACCTCTCGTCTGGCTCTTTGCCGGCATTAACGGATTACTGTTTTTGCTGGACGAGTGCCGTAGCATTTTCGAATCCTGGCTCCGCCGATGATCGACGACTTTGAAGACGATGTTCGGCGCCACACCGAACTGCTAGAGTCCGTGGATTCTAAGGTCAAGGAGTTCTGCTCTCAAATCTGCGATATCATCTCGGCGCACTATCCTGACCGTTCGGTTGACATCGATGAAGATTTTGTGGCAGACGAGACCGAGAAGTACCATTCGAGTCGGGTGTATATCCGAACGGACTATGGATGCGTTTGTATCGTTCCAAACTTCCGTAAGAAGTCAGCTGTAGGGATCATCATCAACATGGGAAAGGCAAGAGGCATGTTCCTGGAAGGTTTCACTGAGGAACAGATTGATGCTGAGGGCGACATCTTTTCTAGTCCAATCCCGCACTCCAAGAACTCGGTGGAGGTCCTTGCATACTACCTAACTCATAAAGTCATAAACGCTTCAGCACGTGAATTTTGATCACCAAAAGGTAAAGCTAATTAGCCACACGGCCGGGTACTCGCCGACCGGTGACCAGGACCCAAGCATGACTCCTCAGGAGCTTGTGGCGTATTGTGCTCGAGTAAGTAACCCATCTAACCAGAACAACCATCAGACCTCTGATCGGTTGGTCCAGTATTTAGTCAAGCACCAGCACTGGTCCCCTCTGGAGATGGTCTCTGCTACCGTGGAGATCGAGACCACACGAGATATCGCTCGGCAGATCCTCCGTCATCGGTCGTTCTCGTTTCAGGAGTTCTCGCAGCGGTACGCCGATCCGACTGCCTCCATGGAACTGATTGTGCGTGACGCTCGTTTGCAGGATCCTGCTAACCGGCAGAACAGCGTGCAGACTAGTGACGCTAAGCTTCAGAAGATGTGGAGAGAGTATCAGGAACAGCTCATCTCGTCGTCTATGAACATATACCGTTGGGCAATCGCCAATGGGATTGCCAAGGAGCAGGCCAGAGCGGTCCTTCCAGAAGGCAACACGATGTCTCGTCTGTACATGGCCGGAACCCTGCGGTCCTTCATCCATTACGTGGAGGTCCGTACGACCAACGGTACGCAGGCAGAACATATGGACGTTGCCAGGAAGGTTGCTGTGGCAATCTCTCCAGTATTTCCGCTCATTTCGAACTTTGTTGCGGCATAAGTTGTTGACCACCAACAATTTACTGACCAACGCAATTATGAGTTTTACTTTGGCCTCTGGTATGCTAGGATCTAATCATGGTCAAGCCTACCAAGGGAAAATCCAAGAAGAAGCAGCCTAACGTAAAAGTCGTCACGTACAACTACGCCGACGGCCTCAGCTGCACGGTGGTCACGCCGGCCGATCCGGTCGCCACCGAACAGACTATCCCTCCTCCGGCTGGAGCCATGAACCTCATCACTACATCCATGAAGAACAACGCTAAGAACAGCACCGTCAGCACCAACAGCGTGGCCGCCACTGCGACCACCTCCCCCACGGCTAGCACCAAGCCCCGTACCTACTCGGACCTGCGTGCCGGAGTCAAGAAGCAGGAGGCGATGGACATCGTCCATGGCTACTCCTTCCCGGACCGACCCTTCACCATCAAGGAGGTCCTCCTCGGTACCGGCATCAACCACTGGTACGTCAGCACCTACATCAAGACCAACGCCAAGGTGGTTGGAAACGCTCCCAAGCAGCCCGGTGAGCGCGGTAAGGTGGCTAAGTTGTACCAGCTCGAGAAGCGCGCCTAATGCGGCTGGATGGCTTCTAATGCCATCCTATGGGTGAAGTGGTTGGTTGCCTAAATTGTTGGTGGCCAACCACTTCTGTTTTTGCTGGTAATCAACGACTTATACAATTCTTAGAGTTGTACATTTGCAGAGAACTTGCTAGGATATCCTCATGATGAAACTCACTACCAAGCTCCCTAACGGTCGTCTCAAGGTCAACAAGGCTGCGGTCATCGAGCGTCTGATGAAGCTCCGCAAGGAGCGCAAGGGCGTCGAGATCCCCGGTCTTCTGCCGGTCTCCGAGCGCGAGGTTGTCGCTGAGGCTCGCGAGCTCAACCGGTACAACGCCGACAACTTCATCAACACGTCCGACGAGTAATACTTCCATGAACTACGCACACATCACTGAAGAGTTCAGTCACGATATTCGCGACGCCTCTCTGGACGACACTCGCTTCATCTTCGAAGATCCCCATCAAGCGTGGTCTCCCCGGGCTCGTGTCCGGATTGAACGCGAGAGCGACATCGAGTACTACGACATCTCGGAAAACGTCTGAACATGAACTTCAACTCCTGGCAACTGCTTGATTCGAGGAATACGACGGTCGAAGTCGGAGATGTACTGACGGCCAAGGACGGCTCGGTTTACGAGGTCTTGTCCGGCCGTCAGCCCTCCAGCCAAGAACCCCACGGCACAGTGGTCGTCACGTCGGTCCACGACGGGACGGTTATGACCACCACCCCGTGGACCTTCTTCTGCCGCTGGGTACATCAGGCATGAACCTCGACATCGACATTGTTGGAGGCACTCGATTGCAGAAACAGCTCATCCGTAGTGCCTCCAGATTCTATCTGCACACGCTAGGTTGCCCTGGCGCTATCCTCCTGACCATCAGGCTGAAGAAGGACTTCTTCAAGAAGTACGGAGCCAAGGCGGACTGTATGATGTTCGAGTGGGATGAAGACTATGTCGAATTCGAGATCCGAATTGACGCTGGGATGAACATTCCAGCCATTCTCCGTTGTCTGGCTCACGAGATGGTCCATGTCCAACAGTACTACTCAAAGCGCATGGTGGACGGTGAAAATTACCACGAGGTCGTCTGGAACAAGAAGAAGATCGACACTCGGAATTATGGGTACTACGACCTGCCGTGGGAGGTCGAGGCATACAGCAAGGAAACCGGTCTGTACGAGCTTTTCGTATCAGCCAAGAGGCTATCCGGCAAGCGCTGGTACAAAGACTACGATTTTGCATAGCATTTGGGCGGTATAAATAGAAAAACCGCTCACAATGGAGACCATCTTCGAACAGACAACCGATCAACCTCAGCAGTTAAAGCATATCCACCATGCTGAAGATCGTCCGATCCTACATGGCAAGTCCGGGTTTGAGCATGCTCACTCTGCTCTGACCCATGCCCACGAACACATGGCTGCAGGGAAGCACGATTCTTCTCTGACCATGAAGTATGATGGTTCCCCTTCGATCGTGTTCGGTCATCATCCGACGACGAAGAAGTTTTTTGTGGCAACCAAGTCGGCATTCAACAAGAATCCGAAAGTCAATTATTCAGAGTCGGACATCGAGGCAAACCACGGCCATGCCCCCGGCTTGGTCCACAAGCTCAAGGCAGCACTGCACCACCTTCCCAAGGTTGCCCCGAAGTCTGGAGTTTACCAGGGAGATCTTCTCCATACTCCAGAAGATCACGTGAAGCATAAGGGTGGATCCGTTTCGTTCACACCGAACACGATCACGTACACCGCTCACGGTGACGAGGCGGCAAAGGTTGCAAAGTCCAAGGTCGGAGTTGTGGTGCATCAGCAGTACCATCCGCACTCGACCCACGCTGGCCTGGAGCACATGTCGGTCAGTCCGCATCCTGACACTCACAACTTCGGGTCCCATCCGGACGTGCACCTGAAGACCGCCGAGCACGATACCTCTAAGGTAGAGTATCCAAAGGGCGATCAGGCTTCCTTTAAGAAGCACATGGATGCTGCAAAGAAGCTGCATTCCAAGGGAGGAGCGAAGATGTACTCTGCGGTGACGCCACACTCTGGTGAAGCTGGACATCTGTCAACGTACATCAACCACACCGTCCGTACTGGAGAGACGCCTTCCGTGAAGGGACTCCAGAACCATATTGCAGCACAGCACGAGAAGCTGGCCAGCAAGGTCAAGACTCCTGCCTTTGCCGATAAGAAGCGTCAGGCTGGTGCTCAGCACGTGGCACACGTCCAGAAGAACTCCGAGCATTACTCTAATCTGCTCTCGATGCACCATCACCTCCAGCAGGCAAAGAACGTACTGGTAAAGAATCTGGAGAAGCACGAGGGTGGTTTAGAGCACCACATCTCCGGACAGAAGTCCAAGCCAGAAGGTTTTGTCGTCAACCACAAGTTTGGAGGTCACGAAGAGCCAACCAAGCTGGTCAACCGTGCAGAATTTGCCAAGGCCAACTTCCTCAAGACTCGCGGATAACCCCTATGCTCTCCTTCAAAGAATTTGTCGAACTACAAGAAAAAGAAGCTGAAGCAGCATCGGTCGAGGAGGCTGCTGTAGACGCCAAGGGTCACAAGAGCTCCACTGGAGGTCTCACTCAGAAGGGGCGTGATCACTACAACCGAAAGACCGGCGGAAATCTGAAGGCTCCAGTGACGACTGCCCCATCGAAGCTCAAGAAGGGAAGCAAGGCGTACAACCGCCGCAAGTCATTCTGCGCTAGAATGTCTGGTGTAGAAGGACCGATGAAGAAACCTAATGGAGAACCTACTCGCAAGGCCCTCGCACTCAGAAAGTGGAACTGCTGAGCACATGAAATCTTTCAAGGCATTCCTCAAGGAGTCTACCGTCAAGTCCCACCATGTTCTGGCCTTCGGCCGTATGAACCCAATCACGAACGGTCATGAGGCATTGGTGAATAAGGTTCATGAGGTAGCAAAGGAGCATGGTGCGAGTCATGGTGTCGTGCTATCCCATTCTCACGATCCGAAGAAGAATCCGCTGACTGCCGAGCAGAAACTAAAGCATGCTCGCCGCGCTTTCCCTGAGACCAACCTGAGTACCTCTTCTTCCAGCAAGCCATCGATTTTGCATCAGGCCGTAGACCTTCACAAGAAGGGAGTCGAGCACCTCCATGTTGTGGCCGGTTCAGACCGCAAAGAAGAGATGCACAATCTACTGCATCGTTACAACGGCAAGAAGATGGATCACGGCACCTATCACTTCAAGTCAATCACGGTACACTCCTCAGGAGAACGCGATCCAGACGCCGAAGGCGTTGGTGGTATGTCAGCTAGTAAGATGCGTGCTCACGCTGCGGCTGGGGAAAAGAAAGAATTTTACTCAGGAGCCCCATCCAAGATGTCTAAGGCACACCGCGACGAAATGTACCACGACGTCCGTAAGGGGATGGGAGCCGGCTAAAATTACTTGTGGACGATATGGTAATCGCACATCAAATGTGTCGGTAGCACTCCACCGGTCTTATTTCTAAAGTTTAGCTTGAATTCGAATTTTGGGGTGTCGATCATGACATCGACACGCTTTGCAGATCCTGCCGCTGGGTATTTCACTACCATCTTGTTAATCTTGACGTAACGCTGCGCCTCGGCTTCTTCCATAACCAGATGCTCGAGCTCGTGACTAGTTGCGCTTTTAGCGTGGACTAAGTGGTAACCATAGCCGATTCCAGATAGAAGGAAATTTTGGGTTTTCCCCTTATTGATAGACCCCGTCACATCCTGCACAAGCTGTTTCGGCATGGGAACACTATTCTTAGTAGAAGTGTCGGCTGCGGCCTTGAACACGCTAGCAAACCATATCGGATTTATCCCAAAAATCCCTAGCAGTATTCTGCCTTCTCTCGATTTGATTTCGCCTGCGAGAATATCGGCTTGAGTCAGGTATTTGGTAATTCCTATATTGAAGAATGTTACTGTACCTCCGAGCTTGCACGAAATATATACAGGTTCATTGTCCATCTTAACAGTGATATCGGTTACAGTAGAGCCGATATTGGCATCAGTGTGTGGTTTTTCGATGAAAGCAGTATCTCCAGAAAATCTTAGAGGTCTCCTCTTATTTAAAGCTCCCTCCGGAATTACCACGATATCCCTAACTTTACCCTTTGCATAGTTGTAGTGAAAGCCCTCGATGAACTTCTTGTAAAAGTACTCCGAATTATCTGGATTTCTAATTCTAGAGTACAGATCAAAATCTGCTGCTAACCTACGCTCGAAGAGGGAACCTCGATTATTTGCACCTAAATTTCCACGGCTTCCGTTACCAAATGTGAAATTCGTGTCAAACGACTCGGACAGCGTTTTAATATCTACTTCGCCTGTGAACGACCGGTGGATCTTTACCATCTTCGGTGATTTTACATCAATGGCAAACGGATCTTCCATCTCGGGCTTTCCATTTTTAGAAGTAAGAGAGATAAAAGTTTTGAAGGCTTTGATGAGCCGTTCCTTATCCTGGCCGCGTAACTCGGTATTTGCTTCGATGTCGCCGACCGATTTAGGAATGAAAGAGAATGCCATGGCAGCTATTTATTGCAAAAAAGGGTGACCCTAGAGAGTCACCCTCAAATGCCTTAAATCAGATACGGTTACTTTCCAGGAGCTGGAGCAACGATGTCCGATGTCCCCTTGACCATACCGCCGACGAGGTCTAGACCTCCGCCGATGATCTTGCCGCCACCTGAAACGACCTGACCAGCTGCATTGGAAACAACTCCAAGTGATCTGCCAGCATCAGCCGCGCCATTTCCGATTACGTTACCGACGCCGCCAATCGCCGATTGACCAATACCCTTTGCAGAGGTATATGTAGCATCGACTGTGCTGCATCCAGAGAATAAGGCCGAAGCGGCCACGAG